AAATTTGTTAGGTTTAATACCTCTTATAACTTTGTATTCATTCTTACCTATAACAAACTCTACTTCTACAACACAATCTTTTTCATTAATACTATTAACCATTTGATCTTTCTTAATGTTTCTAAATGCTCTTTGAAATAGACCAAAACATAATGCGTCTAGCATAGTTGACTTACCAGCACCGTTCTCACCTACAACTAATGTCTTTGATGATCTATCTAGTTGTATCTCTATAAACTGTTGACCTGTTGATAGAAAGTTTTTATATCTTACTTTTTTAAATACTATCATCTTGTGCCTCTAAAAATGTTTCTTTAATCATATTCTTTAACTTGTCTTTATCTAAATCTACTGGTAGTTGATCTACATAATTATTAACAAGTGTCATTGTATCTTCCGTACCTTCAACAACATCATCACTCACTAGATTGGCATTGAGGTCGGAGTAATCTTCTAATATTTTTAATTCGTGTACAGTTATCTTATTATATAAACGATCAACTAATCTATCAAACATTTCATTATTTTTTTTGTTAACCACAATAAGTTTTACAAATTTATTATGTAGATGATCTATATTAAAATCATCATAGTTTGTTTCACTATCATTGTACATTAACTTTTCAAATATAGTATTTGGATTCGGTATTGCCTCTATCTCTCTTGTTTCTGTATCAAATATGTGAAAGTATTTTGTTTGACCATAATCTGACCATGTCATTTCGTATTGAGCACCTAGATAGAATATCTGACCGTCATCACTTTTAGAATGAAAGTGACCTGTAAATGTCTTGTCAAATCTCTTTACGATACTCTTGTCATAACCATGTGTTTGTGTTATATTCTCGTGCATATAGAAACCATTTAAATCTAAATGTGCCATACACACATCAGCATTTGCTGTGTTTAACATATTAAATGATTGTTCTTGATTCTCTGGATTGATCCACGGTAACATTAATATCTTTAGACCATCAAAGTCAACTACTTTAGGTTCTTCATATATCCATGGTTCATTAACACCGTCAGGTGCGGTACATAACTGTTGTAAAGAGTTTACACTATTTGTATTTTTAAAATAGATATCGTGGTTACCAATTAACATATGAGTATCTATCTTCATATCCCATAGTTTGTTTAGAAACTTCTTTCTAAAATTATCAGCAACTCTAAAGTTAATATATTTTCTTCTATCAACAACATCACCTAAATGAATAAGTGTTTTGATATTATGTTTTTCTAGGTAAGGAAAAAATACTTCTTCATAGAACTTATGTAAGAAGTCATCAAAGATCATACTATCGTTTCTCACACCGAAGTGAGTATCATTTAACAACGCTATTTTCATTATCTATTTTTTCTTCTTCTTTACTTTTTTAGGTTCTGCTGGGTCACTTTCTTTTACATTCTTTTGTAAGAATTCTAACATCTGACTTTTATACTGAGCGTCATCACCAACTAAAGTATCTAACATCATTTCACTACCAGAATTAGCAATTAGTTTTGCCTTAACATCTTGCTGTTTCTTTTCTTTCTGTATTCTTCTGATAAATGCATAGTATATTATTTGTGTGAAATATGCAAATGGATTATTAGATTTCTCTGGATTAAAGTTGCTCATGTATTGTAAACAGTTTTCTATACCATCTGATATCATATCATCACGATAAGTATAGTTTATAAAATTCGGTCTGTAAGATAAGTGATTAGCGATCTTTAAAAAACACTCACCAATATAATTAGTTACTTCTGGTTTTTTTCTTTTCTTGTCTTCTGCCTTTTGGCATTTAAGACGGTGTTCAACCATAGCTTGAAGAAACTTCTTATTATCAACGTAGTGTGGTTTCAACTTTGCTTTTGTTTTTTCCATAATTTTCTTTCTTGATTATAAAGTCATTATATCATTTTTGTAGCTAAATGTAAAGCAGTTACATTATTTTTTTCAAATGCTTGACAGTTCCAAAATCTATGTTATACTGACTATGTAGTCGCTTGGGGAACCAGCTATATAGCTGTATATTAATGTATAGTTTTCTTGCCGAATAAATCAATCAAATCTTCTTCTGTCCATTGTAAATTTTCTTTAGGTTCGGTTTCTCTTAATCTATCCATTTGATCTGCCAACTTATATATTTTTTCCATTTCTTCAGCGGACAAAGTAGGTTTTGCCTTTTCTTTGTCTTGTTGAACTTTTTTTAGTATTACTTCATAGTAATGTGATATATGTTGATCTGCCTGTGTAATTACTAATATCTTATCTCTAGGGATTACAAACGTTTTATCATCTGTAAATGGCAACCAAGGTGCTAAAGTAGAGTCATCTTTCATACCCATTTCAGTTGATCTCTTTACAGTATTTAATTCTAATGCGTTTGTGATTCGTAAGAAGTCTTTATCAACAACGATACTACCCATAATAGTAGTTCCGTCTGTTAGTCTTACCATACGATAATCTTTTTCCATTTTAATCCTTTAGGTTGATATTATGTATTTCGTAATCAAACTCTTCCTCGTTGTATATATTTATTCTTTCTTGGAAGTGCTTTAGGGTATAATTTTCTTTAGACTTGTGCGTTAGATCATCTGATATATCATATAGTGTCGCATTGACTTTATTGTCGCCTAATCTTAATCCTCTACCGATAGATTGTAGATTTCTTATTCTACTTTTAGAGGGACTTGCAAAAATTATATTATGTAAATTCTTAATGTTAATACCTGTTGAGAAAGTACCATAACTTGCTACAATAATGGCGTCACTTTCGTTCTCAACTATTGCTCTTGCCTTTTCTCTTTCTTCTGTTTCAACACCACCGTATATATAAAAAACCTTTCGATTTTCTTCTGCCTTTTCATTTATGATTTTAAATAATTCTTTACCATGTTTCTCTACTAACTGAAATAATATTAAAGTATTACCTTTCAGTTTAAGTGCTAGATTACGAATGAAGTTATTTCTTGATTTACTACTAACCAGATAATCTATCTCGTCTTGATATTTACCATTGCTTACCATTTTGCAATTGGCGTCACTATGTTTAAGTATCAGGCATCTCACGGCCAAATTACTTAACTGTTTCTTATCCATAAGCTTTTTCGTTGTAGTTACTTTGTTTACAGCGCCAAACAAACCTTCTAATACTAACTTATGTGTATGAGCACCATCTAAAGTACCTGTAAGACCTATACGATATTTACAATCAATTAGTTTAGTCATAATTTCTGTAAGTGATTTAGATTTAAATAGATGTGCCTCATCGCCAAATACAACACCAAATTGTTTAAAGTATTCTCTTGGTAATTTATATAGTGATTGCCATGTAGATATCAAGACCTTTTTATCTGTCTGATTAGAGTATCCACTATATAATCTGTGGCAATACTTCTTTACATTCCAACCGTACGACTCAAAATCTGTGTACATTTGTTCTACTAATGATGTTGTTGGCACGATTAATAACACTCTATTATTGGCATCCTCTTTAATTAAGTGACTATAATAACGAATTAAGGAATATATGATGAATGACTTACCAGACGCCGTAGGACTCACCAGGAGGGCCCTATTGCGTTTTAAACTATGATATATTGCGTCTATCTGATAATCTCTTGCTTCAAATTTCTGTCCTAGACTATTCGAAAATTTAGTGACAACATCTTTATCGACTTTATTATCTATGTCTATATCTTTGCCTGCCACTATATTGTAACCTCGTTCTTCGGCAAATGCTTTGATGTATGGATACAAGCCAAAGTAAATCTCTTTTGTTTTTTGTGAAAACAATCTTATCTTTCCATCCCACATACGAGTACGATATGCTGGCATAAATTTATACCCTGGCACATAGAAAGTAAAAAATTCAGATATCTCTCGCTGTATGCCAGAGTCGCAGTCTACCGTGATGTAAACTTCGTTTTTCTTTTCTATGATAATGAGATTAGAGTTGTCGTGATTGATAATCATATAAATTCCATATTGTCATACTATTATTTATATAATTTATTTCCATTGTTTTCCTACAACCCAACCGACAAGAGCCTTACGAATACCTTTTGTAACCTTATTTACTTTGTGCCATGTGTGACTAGGAAAAACAATCATTTCACCTTTTTTAAGTGAGAATGATTTTACTTTTGTTTTTTCTGAAATAGGATGTGTTTCACATATGCTAAAATCGCCACCTTCATATTCATCATTTAAGCATAATGTAAAACTTAATTTTCTAATCATGCCGTTATGATAAGGTTTTTTGTGATTATCTACATGCCAATCATAGTGATCGCCTTCTTCATATATGGTATATTGTACTGGTTCAAATTCGTATAGTGAAAAATTATATAATTTATTTGCTGAATCAATGCATTGATGTAAATGATTAGGAAAGTTTTCACCTTCTAACCATGATACTTTAGAACTTCTATTGGCATTATTGCCATCTTTTATTTTAGCG